TTAGAGGATCTACTGATTCTATATTTAGTATCAGTAATAGGTATATTTACCTCCTTATCGGTTTTGGCTTATTGTGGAGTTTTAAAATAAAGGGATAACAGCCGGGAAAGATCGGCTTTTGATAATATTTGATAGAGATATGAGTAAGATAGATGTTTCAACTCTGAAAGAAGGTGATACTTTCATCCATAAAGGTGTGTTGTATGAAGTCTGGCAGAAAAACACTTGGAATACTCGTTGTAGGTATTTGAATGATAAATACCGTTATGGCGATTGGTGGGAGTATCTTTATTGTGATTTTAGTAATTATACAAAAGTCGAAATATGAAGACATTGGTGTTTGATATGATGCTTGATTAGAATGTGTAATAATTAACGTATAACAAATTAGAAAGGAACTAAAGTATGACACAAGAAAAATTCATTGCATTGTCAAAGGAAAAGGTTGCAAAATTGAATAAAGGTTCAAAAGAAGCGGAAGAAGCATGGAGAGCCGGATATCTGTATTTAGCAGAACAGCTACGCACCAGTTTCAATAACAAGACACAACTTTACTTTTTAGAAGAAGTAGAAGAAATCGTCGAGGATTCTTACGAACTTGATGAATTTGAATAACGTATAATAAAATCAATTATGAGTAAAAAAGAAATTTTGATAAAATGGAAAACGGTTGAAACAATTACTCCCGACTTTCCTGATGGTGCAATCTTTATAAAAGAAGATACATCTATTGAGTTCCCTTTGGCTATTGTAGCTTTTCCATTGGGGGGACATGCGAATGGAACGAAAAAGCAACGAGAGAGAGCCAAGTTAATAGCGGCTGCTCCTGAATTATTAAAAGCGTGCCAAGAAGCACTAAAATATGTCTGCGTAGAAGAACCTGCCTATGATGTATTATGTAATGCTATCAAAAAGGCTACTGAATAACCCTCAAACCAAATCAGAAAGGAATAGAATGTTATATATAGCAGAAGTAGTAGCAATAATCGAAGAGGCGAAAAAACGTGGAGAACATTCATACACATTCATAAATCTGTCTTCGTATGTACGACATATACTAATGAAAGTCGGATATAAAATACGTTTCTCTATAGATGAGAATTGGAATGGCGTATATAAAGTAGAGTGGTAATTTCAAGTAAATCAAAATAGATGAGCTTTATATCAAGACAGAAAAATGGGCTTTTATGCCGATTCTCAACGGTGATAGATACTGTTAGTGATTACAATATGACAGATGAAGAATATATTGAAATGTGTGCCCAAAAGGCAAGGGAGGAAGCTCAAGAGACATTAAAACATTCTCTTCGTCCGTTTGAAGAGGTAAAAGCATCTTTTGTACCTACCAATATGAGCCGTGATGAGTTCAACAGAATTTTAAGATTAATGGAAAAAGAATAACTGGAAACATGAAACGATTTAATACCCAAACAAGGTTTGTCCCCCTAAAGATAGATGAAGACTTTAATGTGGGACATATTCAATCGAAAGACGGAAAAGTAAAAGACTTTAAAACGCGCAAGGCAGTTGAGAAGTATTGCAAAGAAAATCATTGCATTTATTGCGAAGAAAAATACATATTCTACAAATGATTGTCTGCCCGAAAAAAGCCGCGCAAAGATTTTTTCCTGCGCGGCTTAATTTTATATTCTCAAATTACAGCAATCATCCGGACTGCAGTTTACATTCTCTTTCCAATACTGAAAATGACTGTCCACATCCTCACAAACCGAAATCTCCCTGAACCCTGAAATCTTATTTAGATATTCGATTTTTCGCTCCAGCTGCAGATGATTGTACCCTGCATGCTTCAGGGTGTATTCGGAATAGTCAATATCCAACCATTGCTTCACCCACGTGTTTATCCGTAAAAATTCCACCAGAATTTTATCACATTTGATACTGTTCAGAACCCTAAAATCAATAAATTGCGGGATAAATGGGGATAATCTGACAGCCACATCAAACCCTTGTTCCTGCAGCTTCTCAATAGCTTTAATCCGTGCGGATGGCAGACATGCCTTTTCAAATGTACGTGAAAGTGTGTCATCCGTAGAAGTCACAGATATTTGTATATGTGCCAGTTTTCTATCCATCAACCGGATATATCTGTCATCTGCCACCATTGAGGACTTTGTCACGATAAGGTAATGTACCCCTTGTCGGTTCAGGTTCTGAATTGCTTTATAGGTTTCCCTGTAAACAGCCTCACAAGGTTGGAAACAGTCAGTCATTCCACCCAAACGCACAACTGTTCCCCGCTCTAATTTACAGATTTTCCTCTCTACCTTGTCCGTTCGGGAAACGGACGGGTTATCAGGATGCCACAATCCCCTGAAATTAAGAAGCGACTTTGCATAGCAATAAGAACAGTCGTGAAAGCATCCACAGCCATAAAGGTCTAAACGTGTCGGATAATTACATTTATTCCCTTCATTTCCGGAGACGGTCTTATAAAAGGACTTAAACTCTGGTGCTTGCGTGGATGTAGTCACCCATTGTGGTGCATTTACTGTATATCTGGCAGTTGTGCTTGTAATTTCCTCTTTTAACATACTCATACTCTTTTTGGATGAATGTTTATAACCGCTTGTCATAGCTTGAATAGCTTTCCACCTGCGGTATTTTTCGTATATATCCCATTTGAATGTTGTCCAAGCAACGTACCAGTGTCCTTTCCATAGCGGGCAGAATATCACGTTCGTAAAAATCACGCGGGCGGGCTGAATAGTCTATTTTGATTATTTCCTGTTCGCATATATCACCCGTGTCAAGTCCGTTATCCGCCCAAAACCATGTGGCAGCAGTGATTGGCTCTTGCCGTTTGTAAGCCCATTTGATTGAAGACGCGCCACGTCCATACGGCAGTGGTGACGGATGAAATATCAATGTCCCGTAAAGCGGTTCTTTCAACACTTCCACCGACACCTTTTCCGTCAGAAGCGGGGCAATGGCTAGATCATACACTCCGGTGCTTTCGTTCCAAACACGGTAACCTTTCTCGCGTACACAGGCTTCCGCTATTTTGTAAGCCTGTGAGTCCTTATTTCCTAATATCTTGATGATCATATTCCCCAATATATTTAAATGCCTGTACTGCCCTGAAATGACCTCCGTATCCGGTAGAACATTTAGTAGATTTTCCTTTTCCCTGCATGGACTTTGCCATCGAACTTGCGCTTCTCGCCTTATTCGAACCATAAAGGCTGGCTCCTGTTTGCACCCATTTCTTTGAGTGCCGTAAAGCTCCGCATAACTGGGGATGTGAAGTATGGAAAAATACAGGTAGTTTTTTCCCACAACGTCCGTTCCCCTTCAGATGATATTCGCATACTGCAGCTAAAAATTTAGTGCCAACTCCGATGCCTTGCCATTCCGGCATGACTACCAAACGCGTCGAGCGATACGCTCCAGCTGTGAAAAGGGGGGCTACTGCCAAATGGCATACGGGCTCGTTCCCAATGAATCCCACGAAGTATTCCGCAGCAACGGGCAACGGCAAGTCTAAATAATAATGCTGTTTAAACAGTCTTGGGAATACAGTTCCCCTGACCTTATAAATTTGAAGCTCGAGTTTTGGACGTTGCCGAAGACAGTCACGCTCGTAAAAGCGTGCCTCCGCAGTATCGTACACCCAATCCGGCTGCAACCATTCAATAATATCATAATGACAGGACAGAAGGACAATCTTACCTTTGCCACGTCTCCAAGTTTTAGAGAATGCTGCCGCACCCACTTTCGCGATCTGACGGTCAATCACGGACGTAAATTCATCAACGACGGCATGCTCCGGACGTTCGCAAGCCAAACGGGCTAAACCAGCGCGAAATTTCTCACCGTTCGACAGCACATTGAAGGGGCGTAGCCATGCCGGAACGTCACCCAAACCTACAGCCGAAAGCATTCCGGTGACCGTATTAAAATCCCCGTCCGGAGCGATGCAGTCAATAATAGGTTTATTGCTGTCCCAACCGGAATAAAGGTCATAAATCGGCTCGTTAAAGATTTTGCTTCCGATACTGGTTTTTCCACTTCCTGAAGGTCCGACAATCAAACCTATTTGCCATTCCTTACCCTCGATGGGCAATTCAGCCACCTTTTCCCAATCGCAGCCTTTTTCCGCATTGAAAAGGCTTTTTACCCTTGCAGCGCGATAGCTGTCAAAATCGCTGCAATGGTGTCGTACTTCTACTCTCATACACTTACTATCTTTAAAGTTAAACCTTCAGCTTTCAGGCGTTCATAAATAGCCTGCTGTTCCTTTTCATCTGTGCAAATGACGATAACGCCATATTGCGGTTTATACGTATATTTTCCCATAACTAATAATTTTGAGTTCGGGACAAAAGTACTCCGGGGCTGTCAATCCGGCACGATACATGAAGTTGTTTACACTGCAAACGTTTTGCAGTCGCTTTGGAAACGCTTGATAAGACTATACACCTTTCTCTCACTGACAAGGTACTTGTCAGATAATGCCGCGACTATATAAGACACTTTCTCACCATGTCCCAACAGTTTCATATAATCCGCATACAGATCGATATAGCGACAATCTTCAAGCCGTATTCCGGCATCCTGTATTTTTTTCAAGAGCTCCCGATTAAAGTTTAATATCTCTATGACTTTCATAATACAAATTTGATTATCTTTGCAATGCCAATCACATAAAGCAAAAATGCGAGTAGACGCAGCAAGGGTCTTTGCCCCCGGCTGTGCGTCTGCTCGCATTTTGTTAGTATGTGATTGGCGTCTTTACTAACAGGCTGGGGGCTTTTTATAGCCTTTTCCCCCGCAGGCTTATATTCAATTTTGACAAATCACTGGAAATCCGTATATTTGCGCTATAATAATGCTTTCTTATGCGGAATCCTGAAATGACCAAAATACGTGACCGGAAGATGGTAGAAACGTTCTATCATCTCTATGATAAAAAGCGCATCCGTTTGGAGGATGTTCTTTTGCGTATGAGTCATGACCTGTTCTTTCTTGATCAGAACTACATCTACAAACGGATTTTTTATATATCGGAGAATTTATCATATTACGAACAATTAAAAGAGGGCAAAAAGCCCGATTCAAAAAAGAACGATACAAATCAACTTAGTCTTGGTTTTTAACCGTTGCATCATAGATGATACAGCGGTTCTTCGTCTTCCGTTTTCTCCGGTAAGTCCCCATTGCTAATTTTCATTTCACGGTCTTTCATGTCGGCATGGCTTGCAAGTTCCATTGTGGTGTAATCCATGATTTCACATTCAAAGCTAATCCGGTACATGTTTCCCGCACCTCCCGACTCTTCCCGCCCGACATGGGTGCGTCGAAGCGTGCCGAAGTTCTTCCCCGATTTCCCGTGTAACATCATCCCCAGTAAAGTCAACAGGTCAAGGAAGGACAACGCCTCTTCTTGCATTTCCGCACCTTCACAGGTATCGGAAAAGGTTTCGTAAAACAGCCGGAAATCAATCTGTGTGTGAAGCCGCTGAACGAGCAACCCTTCGTCCTCGATGCCCAGCGTATTAAATTCAATGAATACAGCCGGGGACGAAAAGGGATGTTCTTCATCGAGAAAACTGACCTGTTCATGCCACATGTCGATGTGTTCAATCTCCGGTGTGTTTTCCATCCTTTCCCTTAGCTCGGAATACTCATCCGGAATAGATGCCAGGAACCCGTCTTTGTTTCGGATAATTTCAACCAGTTCTTTGTAACAGTCTGTCCAAATCATAATTATATTGATTAAATATTTGAGAATCGTTTGTCAATCTCC